TATGTGTGATATACTATGAGTGTAAAGAAAAGAGGGAAATAAAAATGACACACATTGAACAAAGATTTTATGGAACATGTACAAAAAAGAATTTATTATGGAAGGCTAACATAGTTAAAGAAGTGAGGTTATTCCTATGAGTCGAATCTATAAACATGGACATTATCCAAGTGGCATAACTATGAATAATGTTGAAAAGATTGTTGACGTTGTTGAGACGTATTTATGTGATTATAAACTAGCGTTTCACTTGGTTTATCAAAGAAGGCATTTAGTTCGTATTGATATTTGTAAATTAAATTCAGAATCTATTATAGCCTCATATTCATTTAAATATGAGACGCTAACGCTATTTAAACGAAAAGTTTTCCAAGGCGTTGTTACACTTAATGATATGATTCAAGAAAATGAAAGACGAGGGTATAATTATGATTAGTAATTTAATCCTTGCAAGTTTTATAATTTGGGTGCTATTATCTATATACCAAATATACCAGCATTGTAAAGGAAACTTCAAATATTATAAAGTGTCAAACAGATACATAAATTTCATTATATTATTAATCATAATGTTAGTTATGTGGTTTGTATTAATAAATATGCAAATTGATGAACTGCTGGAGGTGCGAAATGTGAAATAATAAGTGTTATGACTTCACTAAAAAGCGTATAGGTTGTAGTTATGGTGTTATGCTTAATCCGAAAATTAAACAACTAAAAATAATTTAATTAGAAAAGCAATAGTTAAAAATTAAAAGGAGAAAAATTAAAATGGAACAAATTAAAAATGAAGTATTAGCAATGGAAAATACAGGTCTTGTAGTTACTGAGGACATGACTCACGAGCAACGTGTTAATTTATTCAATGCTGTAAATAATGCGGAAGGTTTAAGTGATCAAGTCGGTAAAGATTTATGGTTAACCGGTTATATTGTTCAAGATGTGGAAAAAGAAAACGAACAAACGGGTGAGATCATTTGCTCGAAATTAATTACTGTTATTGATAAAGACGGAAAAGCTTATGCAACTAATAGTAAACCTTTCTTACAAAGTCTAAAACAGTTAAAACAAGTATTTAACTATGACTGGACTAAAGAACCGGTGTGCGTTACTATCATTCAGAAAAAATCGAACTCAAGTAGTAATAAATATTTGTCAATGGCTGTGAAATAGCCTAGTTAATTAAGGGTGTTTAGCCAACACCCTTTTATTTTATCTTAAAAGGGGGTGTTTAAATTGGCTAAAATGAGGAAGTCAACGAAAGATGTTAAGAGGTTGCGAAATGCAATTGCAAGTGCCAAGAGAACAGCAACGAAAGCGCAAAACTTAGGACAGGACGTTCGTTTTAATGACATTCGTTCTATAAAAGATTTTAATGATCGTAAAGAATTTAATAAATATTTACGTTCCATTGAAAGATTCAACAAAGAAAATAGATTTGTGGAAAATCAATATGGTGTTGTATTCAATCGAAATAAGATTGAAAAAGCTAACAAATTGATTGATAAGCAAAATAAGCAAAGAAGACAACTCTCAAAGTCTGTAGGGTTATCTAAACTAAATGAGACTAAAGGCGGAATTGTAACGCCTATAAGTGTTAAAAATGCTAGGTCAACTTTACGTGATGATCGTGGTGGATTCTTTGAGCCGGTCCATCATGTGAACATTCAATCGTATCGTTATCCTAAACAATTGGATAAAAGAATTGAAAATTTGAAAAAGAATACAAAGAAGGAAAATCAGAAAATAAAAAACTTACGGAGTAATTACAAAACCGCAATAGAGGAGCAAATACGAGGTGGTAATATCACTAAAAAAGAAGGGAAACAACTAATTAAAGACATGAAATCATTATCAGATAAACAACTATTACAATGGTTTTACCAAGAACGTAAGGCGGTTTCTGTATTTAATTACATAGACATATCAAGAGAATATACACAAAATCAAATGTATGTGAATGAGCAATTGAGTAAAAATATAAGAACAGATATGGCAGATGTAAAAGATAGTTTGGCGGTGTTCACGGGACGGGCTTATGTTAGTGGTGGGACTGTTAAGTATAAATAATTTAAAGGGGGTTGTAGTATGTCAAAGAAAAAAGAGCCTAAAGAAGTTTGGGCGTGTGATTTTGAGACAACTACAGACCCTTTAGACTGTCGCGTTTGGGCTTGGGGTGCAAGTCTTGTTGAAGATTCTAATATTAAGCAATATGGTAATGATATAGATGGTTTTATAAAATGGTGTCAACAAAAGACTAGGAAATTATATTTTCACAATCTTGCCTTTGATGGTGAGTTCATTGTTAGCTGGCTTTTAAATAATGGATTCGAATATTCAGAGAAACCGAAAACAAATTGCTTTAAAACGATCATATCAAATACAGGGCTATGGTATTCTATTGTAATTTGGTGGAAGTACTCAATTTATCGATCAACTAAAACAACCATATGGGATTCGTTCAAATTGATACCATTTTCAATTAAAAAAATTGCGCATGACTTCGATTTACCAATTCGGAAATCGAAGTTAGATTATACAACGAAAAGAGAAAAAGGACACGAGTTAACACAACATGAGGTTGATTATCTTTTCAACGATATTGATATTGAAGGTATGGCATTGAATGAATGTTTTAAATTAGGATTTAACAAAATGACAGCTACTAGCTGTAGTTTTGAGGCGTTCAAGAAAACTTTACCTATGTCATTTGATAAGATATTTCCGCCTTTAGAAATGAATGTCGATAGTGACTTAAGGCCGGCTTACAGTGGTGGTTTCGTGTGGGCAAACCCGGAACTAAAAGAAAAAGAGATTGGACAAGGTATTGTATTTGATGTAAATTCCTTGTTTCCTAGTCATATGTATTATGATAATTTACCATATGAAACTCCAGTGTATTTTGAAGGAGAATACCAGCATGATGATGATTATCCTTTATGGGTTGGAGTTATTAGTTTTGCTTTTGATATTAAAAAAGATCATATACCTTGTATTACATTGGATAAGTTTTCTAGATTTTTTGGTAGTAAGAAATATGTAACTAGTTCAAATGGTGAGGTTGTTCGTATGACTTTGACTAGTGTCGATTGGGAGTTGTTTAACGAACAATATGATATTTATGATGTGGAATTTCACAACGGATATAAATTTAAAGGTTGCGTTGGTATAGCTAGGCAGTTCATTGATGAACAAATGGAGGTCAAGAAAAATTCAAAAGGTGCTCAAAGGTTTATTGCTAAAAGAAAAATGAATTCGGTTTATGGCAAGTTTGCAACGAACCCAAATGTAACGCCTAAGATTCCTTTTATTGATAAAGATGATGGGATTTTACGTTTGCATGATCCAATGTACACAACTTTTGAAGATGGAGAAGTGAAAGAGGTTATTGACGAACAATTTCGTGATCCTATTTATCTTCCATATGGTGAATTTGTTACCGCATACGCACGTAAATATACGATAAGTACAGCGCAAAAGGTTGGTATACATAGAGTTGCATATATTGATACGGATTCTATACATTTAATAGGTACACAAGTTCCGGACGCTATTAAAGATATTATTGATGATGAAGAATTAGGTTATTGGGGTTTAGAGTCCACATTTAATAGATCTTATTTTATTGGTGCTAAAAGTTATGTGGAAGAAATTGAGATCAGTTATAAGGAATATGTAGAGCACCAGCAGGAGTACATTGATGAAAATGATTGCAAGGACAATCTTTATTACATTCGTGAGGGAGTCTGTTATTATTTGAATGTTAAGTGTGCTGGTATGACGGAAAAAGCTAAACAGAATGTAACATATGATAATTTTCGTGTGGGTAATGTTATTAATGATTGTTTAAAAAAGACACATGTGCCTGGTGGTATCGTGCTAGTTGATAGACAGTTTAGCATTAAAAGTAGGTAAGGAGGTTGATAAGGTGATAAGTGTTTTATCTAGCATAATAAAATATTTAATTATGGGTTTATGTTGTTTGAGTGTAACATTTCTATTCACTGTTTACGCGATAGGAATGATACTAATGATTATATGGATTATAAAGGAGTGAAATTTATGAATTTATTGTTAAATATAGTGGTCGTCGTTTTCGTTGGTTTGATTATAGATTATAGTTACAGCAATTTACGTAATGAAAATAAAATCATACGAAAAGATATTGATGAAATACAATATAAATTGTTAAATTATGAAAATGGTGGTATTTTTGAAGAATGTGATAAGAGGTTGAAAGAATTCAATGAAATCATGTTCGGAAATCCTCCATTGAAGAATAAAGTTGTAATCGTTAGAAGTATAAAAGATTATGATTACAGTGCGTATAGAAAAGATATAGACGCATTAAATGAATATTTAAATGATGGTTGGAGCATTGTCAACCATGAAACAAATGAATTTGTTCATACGTACATATTAGGCAAACCGTTAGCATGGCATAAAGAAGGTGATAAATATGATGAGTGAGAAATCAAAAGAGAATCGAAATAAGTGGTATCGAGATCATGTTAATAAGTATTGTGTTTGTGTTAATAAAGATGAAGTTGAAATAGTTGATTATATTGAGTGTTTATTGAAATCTAAAAAATTTAGTGAATATGTAAAAAATAAAATTAAAGAAGATTTGGAAAAAAATAAATAGTATGTTAATATGATGACGTAAGGAATAAAGAACGGAAATCAGACATGTATGTTAGGCATACTCACGGTGAAACGTGCTAACAACATAATTAGTAATAGTAAACTAGCTGGTAACACTTTAAACTTTACAACCTATATTTATGAAACCCTCGTAAAAGAGGGTTTTATGTTGACTTTACAATATTAATATCATATATTTATAAATAGAAGGGATGTGTAAAAAATGGAACGTGATGAATTAAGAAGTAAATTTACAGAAGTGCTAACAGTGGAAGATCAAGCTAAACGTTCAACCATGTTAAATGACATGCGCGCGGAAGTCGAGAAAAAATTCAAAGAATTAGATGATCTAAAAGTTGAAAACACAAAGTTAGTTGAAAAGAATAATTCGCTAACTGAAGCTAACTCAAAATTATTTATGCAAATTGGTTTTGAAAGTTCTAATGATGGAAAACCGAAAGCTAAAAAACCAATGGACTTAAGAAAATTAGGCATTTAAGATGAAAGAGGTGATTAATTATGCCGAGAACAACCGCAAAAGATGTTACTAAAACATTACAGACAGATTTAGGAATGGACCATGAACCAACAGGTCAAGAAGTGGCAAGCGCAATGTATAGTGTAGCGTCTCCAAATTTTCAGTCAACAATTGGAGATCCTAATGAAATTAGTTCACTAGAATTTATGAACGGATTGTTAGAATACCCGGATACATTAGGCGTTGAGTTCATGAATTTAGCAACTCGAATTGGTAGAGTTATTGCACATAGAAATATTTTACGTAATAAGTTAGCTCCATTTAAAATGGCTAACATGCCATTAGGCTACACTATGGAAGAATATTTTATTGAGTGCGCAAAGGAACATGAATATGATCAAGCCAACGCGGAAAACACTTTATTTAAAAGGGAATTACCGGATATTAAAACGGCTTTCTATATTGTGAATCGTAAGTCATATTATCCAGCTACAATTACGGATGATGATATGCGTAAATACTTTGTTAGTTGGGATGGTGTTAATAGTTTGATTGCTAGAATCGTTGACTCTATGTATAACGGAGATAACAAAGACGATTATAACTATATGAAATCTGCTTTAGTTACGCATTATGAAAATGGATTAATGAAAATCGTTAATACAAGTAAGGTAACTGATACAGAATCAGCTAAGGAATTAGCGCGTAAAATTACAGAATATGTATCTTACCTAACTGAGCCTACTAACGAATATAATGCTATGGCTGTTACAAAACAGAATGAATACGATGATATTTATGTCATCTTAAACGGAAAAACAAACAGTTATTTAAACATTGATTGGTTAGCTCAGACATTCCAGTTAGAGTTTGCTGAGTTCAAAACACACGTGTTAGTGTTACCAACATTACCTAGTACAACTCAAGGTACAATTGAAGCAATTGTCTGTGATTCAGAAATTTATCGTGTATTCGATCAAAAATATAGTGTAGGTGTTGCGTACAATGCTAAAGGATTGTATTGGAATTATTTCTTGCACCATTGGGAAGGAATCGCAACAAGTCGTTTTGCAAATGCGATTGCATTCGTATCCGGAACTGTAGAGGAAAAAGTTACAGCAATTTATTCTAATCCTCAAGTCGTACAGGTTAAAAAAGATGGTAGTGTAACAGTACCATTTACAGTACAGACTAATGGATTGAACGCACCTATTAGCTTAATGACAACGTCAGCCGCACCTACTATGGTTAGTGCTACATTAAGTGATGATTTAAGACATGTAAACATTAAAGGATTATCAGCGATTGATAGTGAAGGTTTAACAACTGTTACTATTAAAGATAAAAATTCTAATGTAACATGTGCTATTAAGGTTGTATATAACGTATAGTTATGTTATAATATCGGTGTCATGAGTAGGACATGGTACCCTCCTTTCTATAGTATTTACATAACTGTGATTGTTGAAAGAAAAAGAGTTATTAAGTTAACTCTTTTTCTTTTATTTAAAAATAGTTGAACATTCAACTATTTTTTATTATGATAGATAAAGAAAGAGGTGATTAATATGGAAATTATTCTAGTAGCATTGTTTTTTAATGGTTTGGATCTTATTACTGGAATTGTTGGAGCGCTTAGGGATGGCGAGCAAATAAAGTCTAGTAAGTTAAGAGATGGACTATTTAAAAAGGTTGGTTTTATTTTCTGCTATACTTTAGGTGTTATGATTAATTATGCTGAGAACTTTTTGACTTTACCGTTTGGCGTTGACTTAGTCCCGGTAATTTGCACGTATGCAATCATTACAGAAGTTGTAAGTATTATTGAAAATATTTCTAAAATTAATCCTGATATTCTACCTAACAAGCTAAAATCTTTAATTGGGTATAATGAAGGGGGTAAGTAATATGGGTGTTATTGATGATGATAAACTACAAAGTATTTTACCGAAATATAATGAGTTAAAGTTAAGCGGTAAAAATTTAGCACAGCAATATGTCAGCGCATTTAATACCGGTATGAATATTTACCAATGTATTAATCAATTACAAGGTTATATTGAATGGACTGTGCAAGCTGTGAATGATGTTGTTATTCAATGGAATGAAAACATTGCAAAAAATTTAGAAAACACTATGCAATATGTAAAAGATCAATTACCTAGTTTAGTTGATGAACGCATTGAGATTGCAATCAATCAATTACAAGATAAATATAATACTACTCTAGAGAAATTGGGCAAAGAACAAAAAGCACAGGCAACTCAAATATCAAACATTAATAATCAATTGTTAACAATTAATAATGAAATTACTAGTTTAAAAAAATTGTGTAATACAATGCAATCAAATATTCAAGATAATTTAACACAGATCAATGCTATTAAAGAAGATATTAAAAATGTTAAAAATGATATTATAAACATTAAAAAAGGTGCTACATCAGTAGCCAGCGAAGGAGGTATTTAAATGTATACATTAAAATCTAATAATATCACACATAATCTTTTAGAGAAAAATGATATTAAAATTGAATTAATTTCAGATTTAACACCTTACAATGTAAATGGCACATCATCACCTGTTGAAAGTAACTTTATGGATGTTAATGAGATTAAAAATAAATATGATATATTGCTTTTAAACTTTTATTTCACTGACGATGGTTATGGTAAAAATAAAATACTTGGAAATTGTATATACCCAATTAGCTTATTTGATAATTTACCTGTTGAGTCAAATTATAAAGGTATAGGATTTATGTCAGCGTCGTATATTTCTGCTGATAGTACAAAGGAATCCAACGCTCGTAAATATGAGGTTTCGTTGATAAAAACGGGTCCGGATAAGATGCTCACACGCTGCACCGCTGATGATGTTGGAGGTAGTTTATACGGCATTAAATTATAGCTAGATTTAAAATCTAGCTTTTTTAAAATTAGAGGTTAATATAATGAATAATAAATGTGAATTATCAAGTATTTATAAAATAAAAAAACCGGAAGATATTCCATATAGTTTACCGGAAGGCTTAAGCGTTTACTTTTATATTGAATTCTATATGCAATGTATGCATATACTAAAAGATGTAGATTATGAGCGATATAATATATGTAAACGTAAGCTACAGGAGTTAACAATATTAGAGGAGGAATTGAGCTTATGAAACCAGGTCAAAAGTTAACATATAATGGTAGTGAGGTTTGCTTATTTCCTATGGAAACTATGAACATAACACAATGGTCAGGTCCAAGTGATCTTAGTCACTGCTGTGGACATCCTTTTGATAATGCAATTAGTGGCCAGGTACGCGTACCAGTATACGCTCCTTTTTCTTGTCATCTATCGTATAGTGATAGTGTAGGTAATACACGCGCCTATAGCTCAGACAATCCCGTTTGGACTCCTAACGGGTTAACATATGTTACAGTTAGTTTTACGCATGACCCGAATCCACCAACCGCGACAAGATATGCGCAAGGTGAATTGATTTATCACACAGGGGAAGCCGGCTATGCTACCGGAGATCATTGTCATATCGACCAAACATTTACACAAAATGCCGGACTAGTCTATTATGGTGTTACATGTAGATATGGAAATCAATGTTATGCGTTAAGTGGCTCAGTGCTACCAACGGAAGTATTTTATGTGAATGATGCAAATATTGTTAACGGATATGGTCAAGAATGGAAAACTTTCGAAGGTGGACAACCACCAACACCACCAACACCACCAGAACCAAGTTATAAATATACAAAACATTATTTTATGTTAGATGGTTTAGGAATTGAATTAGGTTTTTATAAAACAAAAGAAGAAATACCACCCAAACCACCAACACCAACAGCCGAATGGATCATACCAGGTGATATTAATAACACAAGACCACTAACAGAAGATGAATCGAAACAAAATTGGGTTGCATTTTGGCAATTCTTTAAGACAAAAGGTTGGACCGCAAATGCGGTTGCTGGAATGTTAGGTAATTCTTATTATGAGTCTACTGTTAATCCAAACAGATGGGAAAGTGATATACCTTTTGCACAACCGGTTGATAGTCGTGGTTATGGTTTAGTGCAATGGACACCTTGGACAAAAATAATTGATTGGCTAAAAGAAAAAGGATATTATCCGGATGTTTCAAAATTTGGTGTAGGAGAGTGCGAGCGTATACAATGGGAAATGGAAAACGGCGTACAATGGATAGCAACATCAACCTATCCCGAAAGTTTCGAAAGCTTTTCAAAATCAACCGCCGACCCTTACACGCTAGCAATTGAATTCTTGTCAAACTATGAAAGACCAGCCGACCCTAACCAACCAACGCGTGGTACGAAAGCCCGTGAAATTTATGATTATATCAAAGATAAATAAAATAGTTGAACTTTCAACTATTTTTATTTAAGATAAAATAAAAGGAGATGATTAAGATGAGTATAGGAGTCGTAAATAGTCAATTTACACCACAATCAAAGATATATCTATTAAAAGGATTAGAAATTGACGCGATGAATAATACGTTTTGGGGAGCATTTAATAACACGGAAGAGCAATTTAATTTTTTTATTAATAATTATGACCATGTTGTATTTGAGAATTATACATATCAAAGGAAAGATGGTACTGTGGTCGTACCAGGTTTATATGATGATTTACGTCTGTATAATTACTTGATTTATCAAAATGGAGATACAGGCAACAAATCTAAATGGATTTACTGTTTTATTACTAGTTTAGGGTATTTAAACGATAACGCCACAAGTATTAGTTTCGAAACGGACGTTATACAAACATGGCGGTTTGAAATTGAAAGTAACTTTATGGAGTCTTATATCGCGTATGAGCATAGACCACAATATTATAAAATAAAAGATGTATTATATCCTTGTATCAACACACAGCCGGAAAACTTAGAAATAGGTACAGATTTAGTTGCAATAGGAACTATGAAATTAGACCCTATCACAAACACAAGTTTTATTGTTATTGGTATGACGTGCACAATGGACGGTAAAGACACATACACAAGTGGTATTCTAGGTGTGCCGTCTCAAATAAATTATTATATCTTTCCATATGATAGGAGTAATGGAATCGGAATATCAAAATTAAAAACTAATAGCGGTCTAGATTTAGAAATAAGTGATCTTAGTGTTGTATTAAATGCAATACGATCTAATGAAAAATTAGTCGGTAAATGTGTGTCGATTGTAGTCACTTATTCTATTCCAGGTATCATCATGAAAAACGGTTATATTACTATAGATGAAACTCTTTTTAGTGCTATTGGTGAAGGTGAATATGCAGTATTAAAATATAAAGCGTACCCATTAAGTGACATGTATAAAAATGATACTAATCAATTTATAAAAACTAAAATAATAAATGGATCAGAATATTTTTACCCAACAATAACGAAAAATACTAAAATGTTATGGTATCCTTATTCATATCTATTATTAAGTGATAACAATGGTACAAATAAGATTTTTAAAAATGAACTATGGGATAACTTTAATAAAATACAATTTGCGTATGTTGGAAGCCCAAACAGTTCAAAATTAAATATTGTGCCTTTAGATTATAAACTAGGAAAATCTAGTGTAATTAATAATGTTATGATGAATTTAGATAATTCATTTGAAAGTCAATATGAATGTTCACTACCTATTATTAGTGATACAACCGCATTAATGTTACAGTCGTCACGTAACTCAATGAATGTCGGGTTGTCAAATATTCGAAGGTCAAACGAAACCAATTCAGCAATAGCCAGCGCTACCGGTAATGCGTTAAGTGCTCAGACTGCTTTACAAAATAATTTAAATTTAAGCGTTACAAGTAGAAACACAAATCTAGCTAGTAATTTGAACGACCTTCACAACAAATCAAACATGATAAACGCTAGTATGAGTGCAATCGGTGGATTAAGTGGTGGAATAGCCAGCGCTTTAACAGGTAATATTGGTGGTGCTGTAGGTAGTTTAGTCGGTGCTGGCTTAGGTATGACACAAACCGCAATGCAAAATCAAATAAACACAAAACAAACCAATTTACAAAATGCAAATGCCCTTGCTAATGCAAACGCACAAGCAAGTGCTAGCACACAATCAACCGCAATCAGTAATCAATTGAGAGAGTTAACAACGCGCTATCAAAATCAAACCAACATTCAGAATGCTATGGATAGTTATAACGCTCGAATTCACGACGCACAAGCCACCGCCGACAGTATTGTGACCGGTTCAAATGATGTGTTACGTCAATCAGCTTTAGATTTAAACGTATTAATATTATATGGATACGAGCCAACAAAAGAATATCAAGAAAAATTAAATAAAATATGGGATATGCGAGGATATGCAACGAACACAATTGACTATCCGAATTTACACACGCGTGAACATTGGAATTATGTACAGACTGTAAAATGCAACATTAAAGGCGAGAATATCGACCCGAGCGATCTTGAGAAAATAAAACGTGCATTTGATAATGGCATTACCTTATGGCATGATAAAGACGTGGGAAACTATGATCGTGAAAACACAGAGCGTTATCAAGATGAAAATGTGGATAAGTTCGGAAATTATTTAACTAAAAAAGTACACTAGCATAAAAGGTTGACAGTTCAACCTTTTTTATTTAGCATATAAGTAAAGGAGATGATTAAGATGGATTTATTAAATGATACAAGCTCGTTTACTGATTATTGTCGAAACGCGGTTGATATTGCTACAATGAATAATAGTGAGGCGGATTTTATTTATTATACATATTTGCAAATGTTAAGTTTAAACATGTTTAAATATAAGGATCTACCCGAATCTATTAATACATTCTACTTAGAATATATTTTACAAACGCGTGGTTACATTGGTTTCTATGATGATGAAAGGTTAGGATTGATATGTAGCGAAATTACATTAGGTGGAAGGCTTAATCACTATCAAATACCGACAGAATATCATACAGTTTCCACCAGTCCACTTGTTAAAAAGACGTTAACTAGTGACGAGTGTATAGTTATGAAAAACAGTCCTTTATATGTTGGATTATTCCCATATTTAAATTTTTACGCTAAAAAATTAGCGCTAACAAGTCGAACTATGGACCAAAATTTGACTATGCAATGGACGCCGTACATTATTACAGGTGATAGGCGAATGTTACAACAATTCAAAGTATTCATGAAAAAAATTTTACAAGGAGTGCAAACGATCTTTACATCAAAAGGATTCAGAACGGAAGATATTAATGTCCTAAACACAAATGCACCTTTTATTGCCGACGAATTGCATGGTATGAAACAGGCGATTTTAAGAGAGTGCATGACATTCTTAGGTATCGAAAATGCTAACATGGACAAAAAAGAAAGATTAGTTTCGGATGAAGTTAACGCCAACAATCAACAGGTTATCGCGTCTAGGAACATTTGGTTAAGCGAACGTAAAAAAGCCATTGAGGAATTAAACAAAAAATTCGGATTAAATGCAAGTGTTGAATTTGCACCATATGAAGATTATGAGGAAATCATGAAATTGATTGAGTTAGATTCAAACACAAGTATTAAAGATTTTAAAATTAATAAAAATTTGGATGTTAAAGCAGGTGATGACAATGATGAATAAATTAAAACTACCTAACTATTTATTAACTTTGCAAAGTCCGGTGCTAGCTGAAAACACAGAGACAATTTGCGGAGTCTGTCACAATTTAGCATTTGAGGAGTTAATTGACGCTCAATATGAATTAAGCGATATGGAAGTGTTAGAGATCGCAAGAAAAAAGCTTTTTGATTTTAATTATAAATTTTATGATGATCTTGAAAAACGTAAAGCTTTAGAAACAGGAATTTTAAAACATTTTTGGTTTGACGAAATTGGACAAGAAACATATGCGTATTGGAAATTTGAACTTCAACATTGGTTTGAAATCAATATGGACCGGTATTATACTTTGTTTAAAACAATTCCTTTTCAAGACCAAGACGACCCGACCGCAAATACAAACTACACGGAAACTTATACACGTGATAGTCGAGGGAATACACAGGCAAGCGGAGAAGATACAAGTATTGCGTTACAGTCTGTAACTCCCGAGGGACGTATTGATATTGAAACAAACGACTATGTAAATAACATCGCTAAAACAATCACAAAACCTAAAAGCGCCAATGATACAACAGGACATGAAGAATACAGCTTTAAGCGTAAAGGTAATATTGGTATACAGACTTTAGCGGAAGTGTTGCAAGGTTCAAGACGTGCGGTTATTACAATCGAAAGTGAATTATACACTGAGCTACAAGAATATGGGTTATTTTTCAATGTTTTTTAGGAGGTAAAGAAAATGAATATTGATACAAATAAATATTATAATTACAGACAAAAAATGATGGGTAAAACTGTAGATCATGATGGGGCATATGGTTGTCAGTGTTGGGATGGAAACTATGACTATGATAAATATCTAGGCTTTGTCGGTCCACATTGCACAAGTAGTGGATATGTAAAAGATATTTGGTTAAATAGAAAAACCAATGGAATGCTAAACAATTGTATTGAAATCACCAAGTTAGTACCTGGTGCTATTGTTGTTTTCAAAGAAGTGCCAAATGTTACACCTTACAGCCATATCGCGATTTTTGACAGTGATGTAAATGGATCTTGTGGTCGTTTCTTCGGTACTAATCAAGGCGGAAAAAATGGAGCTTATAATATTACTGTATTTCCTTACTCAGCTATGTATGAGACGGCTTTACTACCAAAAGCCTTAATTTTACCGGATGTTGAAGAAGAAAAACAAGATATTTTAAATTATATCCCTAACGATTTTCATAGAGAAATTGGTGTGTTTTATCCAAATTGTACAATCAGAATTAGACGCGCGCCAAGTTTGAAGGGAAAAGATACGGGACTATATTATACAAATGGTATGCATGTTCAGTATGACGGATTCGTTAAACGTGAGGGATATTGCTGGATCAGTTGGATTGGTTCAGATATTTCACGTCGTTGGATGGCGTGCGGTGAACTTAACTCTAGGGGTTACAACACAACGCCATACGGAGTATTTAAATGACACAACTAGTAGATTGGTATAGCCCAACAAACATAAAATCATACAATAAATTTTTAAACTTTATCATAGGCGGTCGTGGAATCGGTAAAACATATGGATTCAAAAAAGACTGTATCAGCCGATACAAGAAAAAAGGAAAACAATTTCTTTATTTAAGGAGATACAAATCGGACCTAAAAAAGATTAAAACTTTTCTAAACGACCAATTCGAAAACTTTAAAAATGATGAATTTAAAATTACAGGTGGTAGCAATTTCACCACCTTTTACATAAATGGTTGTGAAATGGGCTATGCAACATCACTAACATCTTTTGCTAGCTTAAAATCGACAAGTTATGTAGATGTAGACACAATTATTGTTGATGAATTTATACCGGAAAAAGCTGGATTCAATGCATACTTGCCTAATGAAGTTGAGGTCTTATTAAATATTATTGACTCTATCTTTCGTCAACGAGAAGGACATGTCTATTTATTAGCTAACAATGTTAGTATTGTTAACCCTTACTTTAGTTATTTTAGGATTACACCAGACCCCGAAAAAGAATTTAATACTTTTAAAGGTAGTGACTCCGTGGAGCAAATTATTGTACAAATATGCCATAGTGATTATAAAAAAGGTAATAAAGAGAAATCAAAATTCCATAGATTAATATCGGGTACGACATACGGAGATTATAACGCTGGTAACTTTGCTTATGATACTAATGATTTTATTAAGAAGAAAACAAATGTATGCGATTATTTATGCACATTATATTATGATGATATTTATTATGGCGCTTGGGTTGATATGAATACAGGCTATGTATATATCAATCAACAAATTAATAAGGAATACGGATATTGTTATTCTATTGGCAGTAATAATCGTGAAAATATGATGATCGCTAAACTATGGCGTAAAGACCAAAGATTGAATATGCTAGTAAGATCTTATAGAGATGGTTGTGTTTATTACAACAACCAGGAGACTAAAAGACTATTAAGCTACATACTTAGTAAATATTAAAAGAGTGATATTAATTATCACTCTTTTAATTTAATAAAATCTTTAAGATCGTGTTTATTGACAATGTATAAATAATAGTCATGATTATCACCATATTTATTATAATACTTGATATACTCATCCCAAACCATTCTGTAATCTGTAGAATGTACAATAATTAAACCGTCAAATGTAAAATAAAATTCTAATTCAATTTTAATATCTGTGTTCATTTTATCACCTACCAATTCTCACCGTACATTTGAATAAAATAGTTGTGGATGTATTCGTGTTTAACAATACTAGACCTTAAAAGGTAGTATTGCCTATAACTTATCAATCCTTGATTATAATACGATTGAATTAAATTCTCGCGCTCAGTATCACTAGTGATACCAAGCGTTCTATTTAACTCATTAATCAGACGACTAAGACTAGTATAATTGTTCATGTTAACCTCCTAACTATTTTTTACAATTCGACATACTTCTTTTAAATTATTATTAATACACTCATTAAGTTCCATATATGATTGGTAATCAATATCTTTATCATTGTAAATATCTTTGCACATATCAATACATACATTAATATAATCTGATAAGGTTTCTAACACATTTCCCAACTCATGAAAACCAGTAATGCCATTTAAAGCACTATCACGTGTGTTCTTAATATACTCCTTATACTTTTCTTTAGTCATATTGTTTTCCCTCTTTTCTTTACACTCATAGTATATCACATATATTCTAGAATACAAGTGTTTTTTGAATTTCACATAATCCACTACGGACCCACGTGGGTCATTGTTGAGTTGGGTTGTGTGGTGTGGTGGCGTGTTATGCTGTGTAATGTAATGCAATACATGTCCATGTCCTGTGAACATGTGTTCACCAATGGGGAACAATTCTATGATGACACTCTTTAGATCGGAAGAGCACACGTCT